CTGGACATAGTATCCGATGTTCTCGCCCAACTGATAATCTGATGAAGGAGCTGGCGCTGGACTTGGCGCGGGAGCGGGCTCTGGTGGTGGTGCCGGTCGCTTCTCGGGCTGGGGGCACCTGGGAGTGCGACATTGTTTTGTTCCGCCGTCAACATCGCCCCAATCCAATCCGGTGTCTATGAAACCATCAGGACACTTCCATCCAGAGGGGGTTGCCACGCGCTTTGCATATTTACATGGTCCTGGCGCGGGAGCGGGTTTAGGGGCAGGAGCGGGTTTAGGGGCAGGGGGAGGTGGGTCATCTGGTGTCATTCCACAAGGTCCTATCTTACATTGGAAATCACTTGCCTGCCCCCTCCCAGTGTCTGTATAACCAAGGGGGCATTCGTACTTACCATTTTTAGAAACACGTCTTGTATATCCGCACGCATTTGGTTTGAGAGCAGCGCAGGGCCCCCTTGTACATTGTATTTCTCCATCGACATCTCCCCAATTTCTTCCAGTGTCTTTGAACCCATCTGGACATGCCCATTTTCCATCGATGTTTATGCGTGAAATTGTTTCGCATTTTGTCGGGTTCTTATATTCTTTTGCAGCTGTTAGTAGGTCATCCGAATCCTTTTGTGTCACGGTGTATAGCTCTGCAAGTTGTTTTATAGCAGCCTGTCCAGATGGTGCTGTCACAACCAGTTGAACTGCCGCATCCCATATAGTGCGTATATTAGGTTTGTTTGACACTGTGGGAGGTATGATACTTGGGTTGTTTACCTGCTGAGCCATGGCAACTGCCTTTTTCTGCAAGTTTGTCCTAAACTCCTTCAAAGCTTCTTGTTGCTTCTTGAGGTCATCCGTTACAGACTGTATACCTGATACAGTGGCATTTTTTATCTTGTTCTTTGTGTTCTGAAAGAATGAAAGGTCCTTCTTTGATATTTCAAGAGCTTCATTTGCCTTGTCAAGATTGTCCAGTGCATTTTGTTGTTGTTTTGCGGCATTAGTGGCTACAACTGCTGCCGCAAGGGATTTTTGCAAGTCCTTCATCTCCTGACTTGAACCGGCAAGTTCGGCGAATGCAAGGTCTTGCTCATTTCCCACACCTTCTATCGTATTCTGAACAGCAGATTCGATGTTGTCAACTGTGTTTATTTGTTTTTGTAGAGCTTCAGCCATTACAGCTTCACCCACTATGCTTTTTGCATATTGTTCACTTGATCTCGATTTTGCCCTCTTTTTGAGGAAGAGTATAATCATTGTTACTGCGGTACCAACCGCCGCAAGTACCGTGGTAACAATCGTAATGAGAATCCACGTTTTCATTACTTCTTTAATAGTAATAGTATATTTTATAAAAATATTATAAACTCTTACTAGAAAGAATGGACACTGATATTCCTATAAATGTGATACCGCCCACTGACCTTGGTGACATTTTTAACAATGATAACCTCGGTGATAATGGCGATAGCGGTGGGTTGTCTCGTTGGCTTTTTTGGACCATAATTACAATTGTTGTGGTTCTCGTCGTAGGCCTCAGTGTGTTTCTGGTCAGGTATTTTAATAGGAGGTCTCGTGAATCTGGATCAATTGTGAAAGATGTTGCGGAGTCTATCTCCACTGGTACCGAGCAGAAAGTTGCTAATCAGCTGCTTGATGTTGCAATTCGCTCAGCTACAGAGTCTGCCCAACTTGAGGCAAACACCCAGACCGCGACAAGTCTGTATGCTACGGGCGAAGCATCGCAAGCTGATGTAAAAAAGGCTATAATCGCATCTGAACTTTCAAAAACAAGTACATATCAGAAAAATCTGGAGGCAGCACAGGCGCTCGAGGAGCTCAGAAAGAAACAACTTGCCCAGGCAGATGCTGCAGTCCTCGCAGCAATTCAGGAGAAGTCAAAGTTATCAGCAGACTACCAAAACTTGACGAATGACATAATTTCCCAGAAGATGAAAGAGGCAGAGGCAGTTCTGCTTGAAGTTACTTCAAAACGCCAGGCAGCAGATCAGGAATTCAATGCCAGCGTAGCTCTCCGTATACAGGCAGAGAAGGCTGCTCAGCAGAAAGTCGACGAGGGGGCAACTCAAAAGCAAGGTATTATTGCTTCTGCAAATGCAAAGTTGCGCGATATAGTTGCCAAGGTGAATGCCTCTAAGAAAGCCACAGCAGAGTTTATTAAGAAAAAACAGGCCGATGCCAGAGCTCCAAAACAACCTAAACCCGCTCCGGCGCCTAAACCCGCTCCTGCCCCTAAACCCGCTCCAGCGCCAGGACCCTGTCAGTACGCTAAGCGCGTAGCAACCCCCTCTGGATGGAAGTGTCCTGATGGTTTCATAGACACCGGGTTGGATTGGGGTGATGTCGATGGTGGAACAAAACAATGCCGCACCCCCAGATGCCCCCAGCCAGAGAAAAAACCTGCACCTCCTGCGCCCGCGCCAACACCTGCTCCTTCTGGAGGGAAGGGAACTGTTGTATTGCAAGGCGGGACAGTGAAGTTCCCAACCAACCAGGGGAATTATGCTGGCAATGGAGGACAACGTGTGAATGTAACAAAGCCAATTCCAAGAAATATGGAAAGGTCGTGCTTGTTAGAGTGGGATGTGTTTTTCCCTAAGGGCTTTTTTGTTGGTTGTCAAGGAAAACTTGGAGGTCTGTTCTTGGCACCTCGTGGAGGAAGCGGACGTGCTTCTGGTTGCGCTGATAAAAAGGATAGAACAGGTGCCAGTTACCGCATTATGTTTGGCAAGACTCCGAGCGTGTATCAATACTTCTACTTCAATAACAGAACGTCACAGACAGGGGCAATGGCTAAGGAAGATCGTTGTGGCCTTGGAAACATGGTGGATGACTTCAAAAATATTAAAGAAGGCGATTGGAACAGTTTGAAGATTGGTCTCAAGTTGAATGACATCGGCCAGAGGAATGGACTTGCGTACATAAATGTCAACGGAAAAGAAGCCACGCAGGGTGGTATAATGTGGACAGCAGATGCCAATTTTGTAATCACTGCAATGAGCTTTAATGCGTTTTATGGAGGTTGTACGGGCTCTCCCGCGGCAAATCGTCTTCCTTCGACGTATCTTGAGATGAAAAATATGCAGGTGTCGGAATGGATCTGAAAACTTGTACAATATCAAATGTCATTATTTAAATATACTTGTATTATAAATGAAGAAGCGGTACATTGTATCTATAATCATTGCTGCGATCCTTGCTCTTGCTGGTGTGGGATTTCTTGTTTACAAGAATTGGTCTGATGTTCAATCTATATGGTTTTTCACAAAGACAAAGATAAAGAATATCAAGATACCTTCGATTAAACCAAAGCCTGTGAAACCCGTGGATCCCGTGGTCATTATAGAAGCATCAAAGCCTGATGCTGGTCTTGAAAAGGAACGCAATGTCCTGGCTGCTAAGGCAGCGAGTATTTCCAATGATGTGGTTAAGGTAAAACAGCAAGCAGTTAGTGTAGTGGCCACAGAAGCCACTTCTAAAGCTGCTCAGGCCGCCCCTGTCTCTGAAATTGTAGTGGAAAACACGAAACAGCGCGAAGTAAAGAATCAGTCAAGTGCTTCCAAGGCATATGTCAACCTCATCAAGAAAATAGAGACCGAGAAGGCAAAGTCTGCGGTGCTTCTCACAGCGATACGCACCGAAAAAGAAAGGCTAAAAAAGATAAATGACCTGGACCTGGAGACGGAAGAAACCACAGTGGATGCTATGGATATGGAGATGGAATTATTTTTAGAGAACAGGCTTAGGAACTGGCGTGCCAGGCGTCCTCTTTCCAAGAAAGGTGCTGAATACCTTGTTCGCAACTTGTGTATCTAATTCCCAGTAGATCCAAAACCACCTACACCGCGTTTGGTGTCTTCAAGATCATCAACAATCGCTACTTCTGGAGTAGAAATCTTCTCCAGAACGAGTTGTGCTACACGATCACCCTTCTTGATGATGTAATCACGTTCAGAAGTGTTGAACAGAATAACCTTCACCTCTCCCCGATAGTCTTCGTCGATCACTCCGGCAAGAACGTCGATACCATATTTGTAGGCCAACCCGCTGCGAGGAGCAATCCGGCCATAAGTTCCAGATGGAACTCGCATTGCCAGACCTGTAGCAACTGCCACACGACCAAGAGCAGGGACCACAATATCTACCACGCTTGACAGGTCGTAACCAGCAGCACCATCAGAGCCGCGAGCAGGGACAATTGCCTCAGGCACGAGCTTCTTGATGAGGAAAACCATTCTGATGTATCACACTTTGCTCCCACTTTTATTATCAATATGTCGATATACTCCTATATCGACATATTGTATACTTAACTAAAAACGTGTATGAATGTTTTAAATGTTGTCTGTCTCTCGCCTGACAAAGGAGTTTGTCCGCACTTTTGATGCTGTTTCTCAGGTTAAAACTGAACACATCAAAGCAAGTCCTCTCCACATTTCCACACTCACCATTTCTGTTAAGTTTGATCGGGGAGATCTTCCTGTGAATATTATTCGTGAGAGGTTGGCCGACGAGGATGGCGAACTCACTTTGGCAGTTCCCAAGGTGGTGAAACATCGCAAAACAACTGTTGTTGCCAACACGAACATGAAGAAATTTGATCACCAGGTTTCGTTTAAGATGGGCGGGTCATCGTTGAAGATGTTCTGCAATGGTTCTGGTCATGGGACTGGGTTTTCTTCTTTCCGTGATTTTTTGGATATGACAAACAAGGTGGTGGAATTCATTCTTGACGTGACTGGTATTGAGCTGCAGATCGTTGATGTGAATATCAATATGATAAACGCATCCACATCAATTCTGGACAAAAACTTCATGCCTGTTCAGTTTCAAATGAAGCAGCTGTCCTCTGTCTTTGCCCAAGGGGGATATCACACTGAATTTGATCCTGATATGCACCCCGCAGTAAAGGTTATTCTCTTTGAGGGTACGAAGAAAGTTTCTACTTGTTTCATCTTCCCCACGGGTTCCATAACTATCTTTGGCTCAAAGGAGCCTCATCATGTGGCTTCTATTTTTGAGATTGTTTTCAAAACTATGGACAAGGCGCATGCTCTGGCATCTCATTGTCCTCCAAGGAAGACAACTGTCCGCAAGCCATTGGACATATCGTTTGGATACCCAACGTCTACGGTTAAACTGCTTAGTCCTTGTGAATGATACTCAGTTTGACCACATAATTGTCATTTACTATATATTGACACTCTTGCATATGTAAAGACAAATTAATACCGAGATGTTTTACCACATTTATACATAAATCAAAAAAATAAATCAATTGCTCCAGACCAGTCCACCCATTCCATCCATTACTCTGAACACGTTGTAATTAACAGCAAAAATAGCTATTTTGGTAAATTTGGTGAGAGCAGTATCCAGAGTAACATCAGGAGTAAGAACCTGAGCAATGGTGGAAGCAGATGCTGCCTTTGCTGTGAGATGCAGGGTGACCGTGTCTAGTCGACTGAAATTTAATGTTCCTGCAGAATCTTGTTCGTTTGCCATGACACCAAAAGAATACATGTAAATTCCTGCCGACGGTGCTTGGCTGACTGCCTGCGTTGGTTGCACTAAATTGAAATATGACCCAGGGCGCGAGGTGAATCGGTCTACGCCATTGGCTTGAATTCTTGCATCGTTCAGTGGCGCGTATGCATCGTTTGTTTCGAATGGTGTTTTGCCTGTGGTGTATATACCATGCAGGTTACTCTGGTACACCCACATCATGTAACGAACTGGGTGATTGAAGGGTAGGGTGACAATTTGAGATGTTGTATTTGTCTGTATGATGGGGTCTGCTTTAAAGGTTTGCAGTTGCTCTATCATGTATTCATGGGGAGCTTGTGCAAAGTGAGCACGTTCTGGGCGATCTAAGAAGACGTAGTCTGCATAGAACCTTACTGTCGGGGTGTATGTAGCATCTATACCAGGGATGTTTGCTGGGTTATTGAATACCATGCGAAGTTGAACTTCGTGATATTGTAGGGCAACAAGAGGCAGAGCAGTGGATAGGTATTTGGTGAAAAACAGAGGAAGGTCCAGGTAGAATGTCCTAACAGATCCGGCTACATCATCTGGCGCAAAGTTCAACATCCTCTGGTTTGCCGAACGTATTTCAACATCATTGAAAGTTTCGTCGTGAATGCGCAGCCATGTTGCGGCATCCTCTATAATTTCAACATCTTGACCTCCAATAACCACGGTTATAGACTTTATGAACTGCTCCACTGGGTAAAACGAAGCTATGTTCGACTTCATCATGGTTATTTCTAGTACACAACTCTTCACAAGATCTCCTTTTCTTGCAATTGTTATCATGCTTGGTGTATCATATGCAAGGGTAACGGTGCTTTCTATAGATTCGATGGCAAAATTGGTTCTTCTCACTGAGTTTCTCTTCCACAGAGATCTCTGCGGGTCTCCTGTTAAAAACACATCCTGAACGCCGGTGGCAATGAGTTGAGTAAGACCACCCATATTGATAACATAAACTTTTAATTTTTTATAAATTTTACATGGAATTATGATGACTTGAAAATACTTTCCAACAGAGATTTAAATGAAGAAGTATTTTTTTGAGCATTAAGAGATTTTTTAATGCGCTCATCCCCCAGGATATCTGCCGCTGCTCCAAACTTCTTTTGCTGCAGGCCAATAATGGCATCATCAATCGAATCGTTGATGATGAGTCTCTTAACGGTCACGGGTTTTGTCTGGCCGATACGATGGGCTCGGGCAATAGCCTGCGTCTCGCTTGTTCCGTTCCAGTCCACGCCATTTATGTAAATACGAGATGCCGCCTGAAGGTTGAGACCAACGCCGCCTGCTGCTATTTGAATTATGAAAAAGTTAGTTGCCGGGTCCTCATTAAATTGCTTGATGGCCTTGACACGCTCGTCTCCTGACACATTACCATGGATAGCAACGCTCTTATGTCCATTGGACAGCAGCATATCCTTGATGGCAGTCATCTCCTTGTGGAAATGGGCAAAGATCAGAGTCTTCTGGATCGGAGAAACCTTGATGTCGTCTTCCAGCATCTTTAGCTTGGTTGACGTTCCTTCATAGAACTCGTCCTTGGAGTCATTTTTCGGCACCATTGTGATATTTGCCGTGCACTGCCTGAGCCGCAAAAGTGTTTTCAGCATTTCCATCCTACCTTCAGAGTCACCATATGCCTTGTATGCCTTAAGAGTGATAGACCCCTGAAACATGATGTCTTCGTACGCATTTCTCTCCACATCTGTCTGGAAATCCCCCCGGAGGTCCTCGATGACCAGCTTGGGAAGGTCAAAGACATCCTCCTTAACCACGCGGTACAAGAACTCTTTTGCGGCATATACCAGATTTGTCTTGAAGATTCCGATGAACTCGAGCAGCGTTGAGAAATTCTTGTCATCCTTCACGATTGGCGTTCCTGTCAGGCACCACTTGACTTCTGCATCCATCTGGCAGATAAGCCTGTATGACTTGGTCCTCTTGTTCCGGATAAGGTGAGCCTCATCAACAACTATCCTGCCAAAGTTGTATGTAAGGAGGAGATTGTCGTCGTTGTTGCTCATTGCCGAGAATGCTGTGATGGGCATGACAATCACCGGATTGGTATCAAGAATTTCCTTTGTGATAAGACCCTTGTTGGATGTCGTGGTATCAATCACCATAGGGGAATGATTGGTGAACTTCTCAAACTCTGACACCCACTGAGCCACAAGACTGGTTGGCACTACAATAAGCGTCTTCATTGGATTTTCTGCCATCACAGCCATGGTCAGAATAGTTTTGCCAAGACCCATGTCAAGACACAGAACGCCGCCAGGCGCCTCCTTGGCACGCTCCCTCTTTGCCATCCAGCGCAGGCATTTCTTCTGGTAATCGTACAGGACCGAATCAAGAGAAGTCATTTGGAGTGTGGGTTTTGGGTGCGGGGTTTGGGTGTGGGTCTTGGGGCGCAGGCAGGTTATATAGATTTTAAAAACCAGGGTAAAATGACAAAATGACAAAAATGACAAACAAATCGTTTGACCCTGGTATTCCCTAGGAACATAAAAGAGAGAGATTTCCACAGTAATGTAACAACTATTATCACAATGTCTTTCTCCAAGGTCCTCCTCGCCCTTACCTTCACCTCCGTGGTGCTCCGCGGAGCCCGTGTGTCCGCGCGCGTCCTGAAGAGCGCCCCCGCCCCCGTAAAGTTCATCAATGACTGCGGTCTCATGACCAATGTCTATATCTTCAATGATAAGTGTGAGAGCATGCGCAAGGAGATGCGTGCCCGCGAGGTCATGGTGGACCTTTGGGACTCTGCCGCTCCCCAGTATTTTGAGTTCGAAGACAAGGTGTTTGACGCGTCTGGTTCCGAGGTGTCCTCTACCGACCTGTGCGGGAAGAAGCTCTACCCGGTTATCGACGGTGTCTACCTGTGCAAGGTTGATTATGCTGCAGAGGATGATGAAGCCAGTGTGGATCCTCCTGCCTTTTCTCCTGCGCCATCTCCTTCTTCCGAGGGTCTTGTTGCCGTGGTCAACAACTGCCAGGAAGATGTGATGATTGGTAACATGTTCTTCGCCCATGATCAGACATACGATGCTCGCTGTGCACCATACACCACTATCAAGCACGGGGAGAGCATTTACCTAGATGTATCCATTGACTCAACCGAGGTGACTTACTTCTCTGCTTATGGCCTCACCAGTCAGACCAACGCGCCGGTGTCTTCAGCCACTGATGCGACCATTGGTGTCAATGGGAGCTACTTTGGCATGTTGGCGGACATCTCAAAGGATCAGGTAGAATGTGATAACCAGAAGCTTGGCAACGACCTTTATTATGCATATTCGTCAGCATCTGCTACAATTGCCCTTTGTTAAAACAAGTATATGATTTATCTGTGTTAATCTGATAGTTCCAATGTAAATCGCACAAATATATCATCAAATGTGAGCAAAAGGACGTACATTGTCAAATACCGCGCAGTA